TGAGGCAACCATCATCGCGGTAAGATTGTCCTCGCTTGGTTCTTCCGAGTACGCTTGTGCTGTTTGAATGAGCTGACTACGGAAATAATCCCGCTTTAGCTTGCCTACCCACCAGTCAAAGCGTGAGGTGCCAAAATCGCTGGTCATAATGTATTGCCAATCTGTTACTGACATCACGCCAGGATGAGCTGTATCAAAACCATCCTGCAATTCCAGCGTGTCAACGTCACCTGGCAACTTATTCATGTAGGCAACTACTGCAGCGTATTGCTGGCTGTTAAACCATTTAGGATCAATCCATTCAGACTTGATGAGTTCCGGCTTCGTATATAAGCCATACATGACATGCGGTTCAGGATTGCTAGGGTCATAAAGCTTTTTCGTCAAGTTTGTTGCCTCCCTTCATCGTATTCAGCAATGTAACGTTTAGCATCTTCTGGATTGATTGGAATACCCTGCGCTTGGATTTCTTCAAGCACTCTGTCAGGACTGTTGTAGTCGATATACATTGCAATAGCAGTTTTCTTGGGATCGAACTTAGGCTTTCTAGCTTCCTGCTCATCTCGTTCTTCCTTTACGACCTCAAGGTAATCGTTCCATGCCTCTTGGTTGAAGAAAGTGCTACCGTCTTTGACAAACTGCTTCTCTGTGCCTTTGCTATTGATTAGCTGTCGATAAGCCACAATGCCATCCTGAATTTGTCTGTTGGTAGCAGGGCTCTTCTTTCTACTCATTGCTCGTTTGTAAGCAGCTAATGCTGGCTTCTTGCCGATCTTCTTTGGATACAGTTTCCAAAGCTTTTCAAAGTCACTCTCTAACGTGCTGGATGCACGTATGTTTTTAGTATTAATACTTGTAGTATTATCTGGCTCATTTTTGACCCCACCCCCAGCGCAATTTTGACCCCACCTCGGATCATTTTTGACCTCAGGGGTAATGCTGATAAATCGCTTATCTACCTCGGTAGTTCCTTCCTTATATTTAACAATTCGTTTAATGAAACCGAGTTCTTCAAGAGCTTGCAATCGTCTTTTTATGGTGCTGATGCTGACTGAATACAGCCTAGAAAAATAATCATTTGAGGCCCAGCAATACCCGTTCTTATTACTGAGAGCAGTTATTTCACCATAGAGAAGCTTAGCCCCATCAGACAGCTTTTCGTGATAACGAACATCTGCTGAGATGATTGCGTAGTAACCTGGTTTCTCATTCATGATCGTCACCGCCTTCTTAGAATGGAAGATCATCACTGATATCAAGCGGCTGGCCATTATTAGCAAACGAATCTGTGGAATTCGCTTGCGAAGCATTTTGAGTCGTTTGACTCGCATTCATGGTCCCTGTTGCTGATGAATTGGCTGTTTGCTGTGATTTAGGGCTGCTCTGAGACGCCTGTCGTGATTCAAGCAAAGCAAAATTCTCAACGATTACCTCGGTCACGAACACTTTCTGGCCTTGCGCGTTATCATACGTACGTGTTTGGATATGACCTTCGATGCCAACAAGTGAACCCTTGTGCGTGAAGTTGGCAAAATTCTCAGCAGACTTACGCCAGATGGCACAATTGATGAAGTCAGTTTCTCGTTCCCCATTTGCGCTACGAAATTGGCGATCAACAGCAATCGTAAATGAACCAACCGCTGTTCCGCTTTGTGTGTAACGCAAATCAACATCTTTGGTAAGTCGTCCTGTCAATGAAACCGAATTTAGCATATTTTGTCTTCCTCTCATTCGTTGGTTGTTTTGTAACGCGGCTGAACCCGTTTAAGGTCTTCTGGCGTTAGCTTAATTGGTTTAATGTGGTACTTCTGAATAAATGTCTCAATGCCGATTGTATGTTGCTCCACGTGGTGAATGCGGCATAACGACATGTAATGGAACTGACTTTCGTCAATTTTGTTACGGTTGCGTCCCATACCAACCGCCTCGAAGTGTGCCAAGTCGGCGGGCTTTCCGCAGATAACACATTTACGGAAACGGAGGCAGAACCATTGGCGCGCATAGTCGTTTGGTATCATGTCCCACGTCTTCGTCTTGAATGGCACATCGTTGCGGAAGCAAAACTCTAAGATCGTGTAGATCATGTTGCTGGCAGTTGTCATCGAACAGTCACTCAGCGAATATGGTTCAATTGCAAAAATCTCACGCGTATACGACTTCATTAGGCATTCGATCATGTCCACCGTGTCACCGTTCCAGTCGGAGATGTCGCGCATCAGTGCAAAGATCTTTTTGCGTTGATCCGGGCTGATATGGCGCCCGTCCTCGACTTCTAACTCAACTGATGGTCGTTTACCCGCGGCAAGCTTAGACAGCGTATACAAGCTCACAGAGTCGTCAGCAGTGATCGTGATTTTATTGCCCGACAGTTTGTCAAGCCTTCCGTTGATTTTCATTAGCGACACCTGCCAGCTTCTTGATTTCATTCTCAAGTAAGCTCTTGATTCCAGCGGCCGCATTCGGGGTCAGTGTTTCAATACTTGTTGCCTTGCTTCCGAATTTAGCATTGGCTAACCCTACCCAGATTTCAGCGAGTTCATTCACCGTCTTCGGCTTCGGTTCACCGTTCTTGCTGACCTCCGGCATTTTGTTAAACTGTTGCATAATGAGTTCTTTAACTGTCTTGACTGTTGCGTGATCGAGGCCACTATTTGGCTTATTTACGCGTCTTGGTTGTGCCTTTGGAGGGTTTATACCGGCAGCTGTACCGTCATCATCAGGGTCAGATGTGATACCAAAGGCCGCTGTTAGCGAGTATCGACGTGCGTAAGTCTCAGCGGAACCGAAAGCCTGAGCGTCATTTTTGGCAACTGGGACTGACAGGGGTCCAAGTTCGATGAATTGGCCGCTGGAGTGTAAAATCAAGGTCGTTACGCTCACTTGGTTCCCTTCGCTTACTACTTCTTGTGTGTATGCCAGCCCCGTATCATGTAGTGCACGGTCAATTGCATCAACAACACCCTCAAGCTGAACGTAACGAGACTTTAGAAACGGGTTGTCACCATCTTTTGTCGGTTGCTTGACAACTTGCCTGAATGCATTGATTGCCTTCGCAATCTCGTTTATATCCTCTGATGTGCGCATCATTTACCCTCCATACTGATAAATTCAATGCCTTGTTTTGTCATGAAATCCGCTACGCTTTTAGCTTCATCAAAAGTGCCAACAACCTCGAATCCGTAGTGCTTTATTTCTGGCTTTTTAACCACTTCACCGGTATTAGTGTCGACAACTTTGTCACCGATCTTTTTCTGATGGAGTGCATCAATGGCTGCTTGTGCTTCGGCACGCTGTTTTGCTTGTTCAGCCTCACGCTTTTGCCGCTCAACATAGGCATCAATGCGAGCCATAACATCTAGCTGTGAAGCACCTTGATCAATCTGTGCAACCCACCCGCCAGCATCTAAGCCCGTGGCTTCTGCATATTTGGTAACAGCCTTCTTTGCAGCTTCAAGATCTGCACGCTGTTTGACAATATAATCAGCTGCATCTCCGATTTGCCGCGTACGTTCAAGCTTACTTATGCTTTTGTTGAGCCACTTGTCGTTGAACTCGATGTCTTTCGGGTCAATCCCACGTGACTGCGCAATTTCTGAAATGTCATCAAGAACCTGTTCCTTACGTTGCTCGGCGTCTAATCGTTCTTGTTCTTTGATTCCATCGTTGATGGCTGTTTCAACTGCTGAAATATCGTCAATCATGCTGTCAATAACGACCTTGAACGCGTCATACGGTTTGTTGTATTCGCGTTTTATTTCAATGCGCTTGTCATTAAGCGCTTTTGACAACTTGCGCAAGTCAGAGCGCGATGCTTTTGCTTCTTTCAAAGTTCCTTCAGTGATTACAAGTCCACGATATTTTTCGGCATACAGCTTGATATTGGCTGCGAGCTCGTCTGCATGTTGTAGAGTCAGTACAGATGGCTTATAATCAACTTGGAAGTCAGTAAGTGACAATGTGTTATTTTGCATTATGAATTTCCTTTCTATCAGTCGTTGGCCTGCACGCCAGCGGCTTTTTTCATGGCTTGTTTGATAATGAATAGGATTGCGTGTGCGCCATCTTCTTGACCCATCGCATACGTTTGATGAGGGTCTGTGTTACTTGGCCCATAATCAGCAGCAACCTTGTGATATGCCGCGATCTGGCGGTTCGCTTCGGCTAAAATGTGCTCGTATACCTCATTAGTCATCACGTCATCCCCTTAACATTGCTAGCCGTGCACGTAACTTATCGTTCTCGGCAAGTAGCATCTTTGCAATTGGTGTGTGGTTGCCGCGAATGACGTCTAACATCAATCTGTTATGCTCTTTCAGCAAATCGCCAATGGTTCGTTCTGCTTCATTCAATCCACTGCCTCCAATTTCCGCTGTGGCCTAAGCAGTGACCAACGATCACGCCGAAGCCACCAGCAATTAGTAAATAACCAATCATTGTTTGTCCTTCTCTCTAAGCGACCTTGAAATCTCTGGGAACCATTTGTCTAAGAAGTCGAGCCATGGTTTCGGATGAAACAGATACCCCTTTTTGCCAGGCGGTGGATATGAAACCACGGTATCTTGCAAGAACTTGTGGAAGCGTGGGACGTTCAAGATATTGTTAACTACCCACGTGTTGTTATGTCCTTCGACATAGCTTGTTGCGGTGGTGAGCGTCCACATGCCTCGTGCTGCTAGCTTGCGTTTTAACTCTTGGTTCTCCTCAATCATCTTTGCCAGTTCTTCTTCTTCAACCGCTAAATACTTTTTGCTTGAAATCTGATCATCTTCAACAACCTGCAACAACGGCATGGCATTTTCTCCTTTCCTGTGATCGCCTCCTGACGGATAATGAAACCGAAAGGAGGTGAATCTTCATGGTGCAAGTCCCTTATTATGACAATCCGGGCGGAGCTCTAGCTGTTACAGTCGAACTTCCGCACGCTGCGAACGTTTACTTGGTGGATCACGCAAACTTCAACGCTCACCAACGTGGTGACCACTTTACATATTTCGGAGGTCACTATGATGAGTCCCCAGTTACAATTCGGGTTTCTGGAGCTGGCCGTTGGTATCTGATTGCCGAAAATGGGTCAGGCGAACAATACCGTTACACCTGGTCTAAATAGTTGCGTTGTTCTGATAGTGAGACTTCACACGTGCTACAACTGATTCAAAGTTGGCAAATGTGAAGCCTTTTTGTTTGAGAAGATCAATGACCATTCCAGTTACTTGGTCTTCAACATCTTTGTCCTGTACTTTAACGACATTGGTTAACTTTTCCTTTGGGCGTTCATTCATTTAGATAGCCTCCTGTTGTTGGTCCTCCAATAATGAAATCTCGCGTGCTTTCATGAGAGTTGCTGTTGATGGCGTCCAATTCTGGATAAAGTCATCAGCCTTATCGAAGTCTTTCTTACGTAACTGTGTACGTGTCTTGATTCCGATGTAGTCATTTAGTCCGTGGTTAATATCGCGATAAAAGAGGCTGCGCTGTTTTGCGTTAAGTTTGCAGTGATGTACGTCCAGATAATTTGCAACAGCTCGATTGACTTGTTTGCTGATGTAGTTATATTCACCTGGTGCCAGCAAAGCCTTCTCTTCCAGATCAGTTACACGACCATCAAGCTTTTCAATCCGTTTTACAGTTCGAGTAGCAACTTCCATGGTTAAAGCAAGCTTTTCTTCTGGCGTCTGTGGAAGCCGTGTTTTCGGATTAAAGTAGTTCTCCTCCAGACTGTCGAACATATCCCAAGCCTGATCTGTACCAAGCATTTTTGAGTGACGTGC